GCGGTGCCACTTACCCAAACCATTTTCAATCCAACGATGTGGCCTTGCGGAAGAAAGGCCCCATTCGGCGCGTTCTTGTCCCCGGCAATACCTAATTCGACCGGCTCGGCGCCCGTCAGGGTATTGACTGCAACGGGGGTCAATTGAGAAATTTTCAAAGCCATGATTAAGACTCCACAATGCGTTGGATGCCGTTCTCGGTAATGCGCGTGTCGCCGCTTTCCGTAATACGGCGTTGGGTACGGTAATAGGTAAAATCCGAAACGAGAATTTGCTGACTGTTCAATCCGCTACGCTGGGCGGAAACTTCCATGCGGCCTACGCCGTCGACGCTCAAGGCCAATACCGCAAGCGTATCGCCGGTAAGCCCGGTCGACGTGCTTTTCAGAACGTTGTCGATGTAGATTTTCACCGTGTAGGTAACGCCGGCTTCCGGGCCTATGTCGGCACCCGTATAGGCGACGATATTCCTTCCGGACGCCAGTCGGTCACGATGCGCCCAAGTCACGGCCATATCGCCGACTACATCGTCAGCAACGGTGAGCCCGAGAGCGTTCACCGCGTTAATCGTGAGATTCCCGGGCGGGTACGGCCGCGTTGCCCTGGATGCGAGCTGCAGGGGAATAGCCGTGGCCGACGTCAGGGGGAGTTCGTTGCCTTGCGCCCGCATGGCGTATTTCAGCGACAGGAGCGCATCGGAGGCATAGGGGAGGTTTTGGGCCAAGCCCGCGCCCGACGACAGGAAGAAAACCGGCGCATCGGCAGCGTGATTCGCAGGTACGGTGTCGTAGACGGACCGACTGATATTCGAAACCGTGATACTTCCGTCGCCGTTATTGACGGCAGTCCGAAAGGCGATTAATTCGTCGTCGATCTTCATGAGGGACAAGCCCGCATTGAATTCTTCAACGGAGGCCGATGTGACGTCCAGGATATCCACCACGCCGTAAATCGTGAAAGCCGCTATGCCGGTATATGGTCCACTCTTCGAAAGCGGCGCAAGCAGCTTGCCGCCCGACGTCAGATCGGTTATATCGTTTGTCAGCGTCGCACCGGCATAGACGCCGTAGCCCTGCTCGACTGATCCAGCGCGCACGGCTGCCGTCAGCACGTACCGATTCTGAGACAGATCAGGAGTCATCGGATACGGCAATTCCATGGCGGTCTGATACAGCGCCGGCAACGGAACAAAGGCAGGCGGAATCCACGGTGTTGGCGGAGTCGCGACATAGGCAACCTGCGAGACGCCGTATTTGTCTTCCAGGACGGAAATCTTGGTGACCGCATCATCGCTGTTCGGATATTCGATATCCATGATCCGCACAACCATCAAGGCAATCCGTTTCGTCGTCGGGTATTTCACGACGATCGGATCGTTGATCTTCATGGTGTCGCCGATACCCTGGGCCTCGATTTCCATATGGGTGAAAGGGGTTGCTTTCGCAACGCGGGTACGCTCAGCCATGAAATTCGCTAATGCGAAATTGTCGACACCCGTCATGTCGATATCTTCGGCCGATGCTTGCTGGTTTTGCGCGATGAGGTTTCCCTGATCCAATACCGTCACGGACTGATTGGTCCAGTTCTTCGACTTGTCCAGGTATCCAATGCTGATCGTGTTGCGGGTATCCATCCAGTCGGTTTTCGTCCGACCGACGCAGCGGGAATTGCTCTCGTCCAAAACAGGCAAATTGTCTACGACGTAATCCGCGCGTGCGAGTTTGACCGTCCACAGGGAAGTGAACGGGTCTTCGAAAACAACGCCATCCGCGTAAGCCATCAAGGACTTCACCGCATCATCGCCGTTCTGCATGGAATCCAGAATGACGTTAATGCCGATATGCTCGTCATAGACAACCGAAGCGGCCGCGAGGAAAGCCGGCGTGTCGATCTTGCCCGTAGGAATAGCCAGGCCACGGGAATGTGTCATGAAGTCGTAGACCGCACACATGACGTTCGATCCCGTGTTGTCGACAATATGCTTTCCACCGGCTACGCCAAGCCCATTCGGCCAGCGGCTCAGAATGGGGATAATGGCCGGGGGATTAGGCGACATGCCAACGTAGAAGGAATAGAAAACGGCGTGACAAATATCCGGATAAGCTGAAATCTGATCCTCATGCAGGAGTTTGTCCCGCAAATAATCATCGGCAGGCTGCGTGCCTGTGCCTCGATAGATGCGGATTAGCCCGGCGAAACCGCCGTCTTCCATGGGGTTCCCATAAAATCCTTCATCCGCGATGTAGCAGTCGATATAATCCGGGTATACCGTGATGCTGCTGGTCTTGAGGAAAGTGTCGTTAACTTGAAAGCCGACCAGTTGGTCGACTGATCCGAGACAAAAGACAAATTGCAGACCGATGCGATATTGGAAACCGAAAGACTGCTTGGCCGTGGAGAACCATCCGGTCTTCACCCGCTTATACGATTCGCGCGTAGACAGGTCATCACGGGCCACGTTGTTCGGCCCAAGAATTTTTACCGTGCCGCAAATCCAGGGAATAACTCGGCCGGCTTCCGACGTCGGGAACTGGAAGTCGCCTAGGCCAGCGGGTTTACCCGTATTGCTCTTTTGCTTGGGGCGGATGAGTTCGCCCACGATCGCCATCATCATGGCAACAATAATTGATACCCAGCACATAAGACGAATTCCTTAGTTTTTGAGGCCAGTCTTGAAGGCGTTCGTCACCGGAATATGCTCGAACGCCAACATGCGGGGTTTGTTATCGAACTTGTCTTTGCAGATCGCGCCGGTACGCATGCACCCGGCGTAGGCATCGAAGGTATGCGTCGCTTTGGCGAAAGCAAACGGGTACGCAATGCTCAGCGCACCGTCGACGCCCTGGTTCAGGATAAACCGGGTTTCACGGGTTTCGCGGCAGCGCACATGGCCGGCTTTGAACCAAGTCGGATCGGGGTTGGCCCATGCCGCCGACGTTATGACGGTATTCGTGAGAGAGGACACGCCGATCGACGTTGTTTTGAACAGCTCGGGATTGACGCCACAATGGATGCCGTACAGCCCCAGCACGCAGGTTGATTGTTGCATCTGCCACGGGGCATTCCGGGCGACGGCCACGGAGTAGGGCATCACCCGAATCGTCGACATGCCGGCGTCGTCATCGTTGACGCCTACCACGGCGCCGGAACGATGCACGCGAGCGATGCCGCTGGTGTCATTAAGCTCGACGCTTCGGATAGTGCAGATGACGGGCTCTACCGGCAGGAACGCATCGAAAATCCGAATGACCGGATCATCAGACGGCATCCGGATATCGGCAGAACTCGGACCTTCTTCCACGGAGCGGCGCATTTTCGCAATCGAGAAATTGGCCGCTTTGTAGAACGTGCTGCCGAGGTAGTAATCCTCTCCGTTGCTGTATCGGTAGTAATCGGGTCCCTGTTGGAATTCCAGGAGAAAGCGCGGTGCCCGCAAATCGGGGCTCATCAGAATATCGGCAGTCGTCATGACAGGCTCTTCGTGGGCAGTAGTCCGGTTGTCGCTTCGGCTTTACCCGGAGCGTACCAGTGGATCGAATTCTCGTCAGCGGATAGCCGGTAGAACGACAGGAAACAAAACCGGCGAACGTCTTCTGGATTCACGGTAACGCCAAGCGGCGCGTCGATTATCAATTGCGTCGTACCGTCCGAACTGTCGGCAGCGCCCGTGATACGCCGTGCGTACCAGGCACCGTTGTACGTCTCGATGTAAATGTCCCGGCGTGCGGGATGCTGATTCGCGAAGACGGCGTAACCGTTGGTCTTGACCGTAACGACGGCCGTGGCCGAACCTGTGACCGTGACCATATCGAAATCGTCGATCGCCGAATGCATCCATACCCCGAACGTTTTTCCCTTGCGCCGTTTCAGCCAGGCGCGGAAGGCGAGGACGTCCGCGAGGGTCTTCATGAACCAATCGTGGCTCCGGCCGCGACCGGAATATCCGGACTGCACTACCAGGTCAAATACGTTGGTGTTCTGATCGCGAATAATGGCGTCCGACGTGTAGGAAACCTGCATCGCTTCCCGCCAATTGGTTTTTCCGCGATACAGCTCGTACCCACGATATATATCGGTCGGCGCAATATCCGGCGTCAGGGGGTCAGTCTGATCCGGCACGCAATCGAATTGCACGCCGGCAGCAATGGCTCGCGGGGTCAACTGATTTACTAGCACTTGCTGGCCGATCATCGACACAGCCAGGGGGACGACGCGCGTACCCGTCTCCCAGGTTTGCGACAGCGGCAGTTTCAGCGTAATCCCCGTGGCATCCGCGCTCAGAATATCCCTGGTTTCGGTATTTACCGTGTCCTTGCCCCTGTAAAGCATCAGGAGGCCACCGGCAACGAAGGTGCGTCCTAGTGTCGGCAAGGTCAGCCGAGACGTTCCTGCGGCGGCAGGCGCGGTCAGGTAGCCGATTTCAGGCCACAACGGAAGCCCGAAGAACCGGCCTTGCCACGAGAACACCAAATTGCTGAACCGCTGCGCGTCGACGCCGGTCAGGGAATAGGGGACCTGGTACGACCGCCGAAAACGGTCGCGACCGTCGATCGACTGTTCATCGCCGTTGGCGCCGCGCAACAGGAAACTCCGAGCGGCGATAGTCTCGTCGATGCCGATAGCCCAATTCGGTACGAACGGGAATACGACAACGCGCGAACCTGTAATGGTCAGCGCGGCATCGGGAGCCGACGAATGCCATATCAGTTTCGCGTCGATTGACGGCGGACCGGCAATGTCGATGTTGACCGAATAGATCAGCGATTGGGTCGGCGCCATATCCAGCGGCGGTTCGCCCGTTCCGGTCGGGGGAACCAGGGTTATGCCATCGGCGGCGACCTGTTCGATGCTGTCGACATGCAACGGCGTCAAGTAAGCATTCCAGACTTCGAATTCCCGAGTCTGCGACGACAGGAGGTTGCCGATATCCAGGGACGTCGGGATGATGTAAATACGGAAATAGAAATCTTCCAGGTAGCTGTTGTTCTTGTAGCTCCCGATGACTTTCGGAATAACGACGGGCTCGACCCGCGACATGGCCCCCGCAGACGAAAATCCCTCATCGACGGAATATGGAGGCCAATAATCCACGCCGAAGCTACGCATCGCAATCGACACGTAGGGATTGACATATCCGGCAAGGCCGGAAGAACCGTTAGTCCCGAGAATGACGGCCACGGGCTATGGACCGTCGTAGCGGATAGCGTGACCCAAAGTTCCCGTTCCGCCGTCTGACGGAATGGGCGACATGTTCACTTTTCGGGCGCTTCGACGCCACAACGGATAGACCTTCCACTTGTCAGGACCAAAGGTGAGAATCTGACCGTCCACGAGGTTGTCGATCATGATCCAACGTGCATGTGCCAACTGCGCAACCACGGAGCAAGTTCCGCCTGTGCGTGATGTATAGACCTGAATCGGATGCAGCACGGATTCTCCGTTCCACGCATTTGGTGAATTACTGATAACCGGCCACCGATCTGGGAAGGAATAATTCGGCGACCACTGTTGGGTTGGTCCTTCAAGGAAGCTATGGACGCCGCCATTGGCGGCACCGAATCCGGCAAGACCATCGAACATGCCGCAGTTAAAAAGTGACCCGTTCGCGCCACCGCCGCCGAGTGTTCTGAAATCCCAACTTGAACCCGTGGTATTCTGACAAGCCGTTCCGACGTACCAATTACCTGTTCCGCCAAGTCCCGGCATATTGGATTGGCCGAACCCGATGTACTGGTAGCAATTCACTTCGTAATTTATGAACAGATATACTTCATCGGGCGCCGTCCCGATATAAATATCGTAACTAACCGGAAACACAATAGGATGACTGACTGTCGGCGAAGTTGTCTGAATCGTTATCCCCAAATATGACAACTGGTAATTGCTTCGTCCGGTCAGCGCGCCAGCCGTCTGACCTGTACCGGCATGCACCGATAGCCCATAGGCTTGAACGGCCACTTCGACGAATAAAGTGCCCTTGCTAAGCACATTCCCGTTCAGTGCGTAGCCGGCTGCCGTGCAGGCTGCCTGCAGAGCTGTTTGAAGATCGGCGTAGGAGTTTGCAGTTCCGGAAGGCATTAGTTCAGCTCCAACAAGAAGTAATCCATGAACCCGGTTCGCGTCACATCGCGAAGCACGACATTCGTTTTTCCGTCGATGACGGTTGTGTTCTCCACGAGTTGGTTGAAACCTGAAATGAACCGTATGCCGTCAAGCTCTCCCCAAGTATTATTCGCGTTATACAAAATACATTTCTTAGCGGGATAATACCCTCCGGTGTCGCGGCTGTTGCCGACATTACTCGTACCCGCATTCCACGGTGAGCTAAATGCCGTCTGCCACTGGCCGAGTACGTCTCGGATGCGGCAGCAAACAGACGGGGAGCCTTTGAAGCCCGTACTATAGGCCGTATCCGAATAGCGGGTTCCCGGAACTCCGTTCAACATGCCTATGACCGCCAAGGGATAGGGATATTGCGATGGTGTTCCGTAACGGAAGAAAAGGCCCGTATAGGCGCCCTGGTAGGAGCCCGCAGAGACCTTCAAGCCGAATTTGATGCATTGCGCATTGACGACAAGCCAGTAGTCCACTCGTTGGTTATGCGCGGGAACGCCGGACTCGATATACCCAGGTTGCGTAATAAAAGTATTACCAGCGACGTACCCGATGAACCCGGCAACCGACAAATTGTAGTAATCCGCGCCCGTGTCTTGGTACGACCGAAACCCGATATAGATTTCTTCCGTGCCACTCAGGCCGGTCCCCTTCATGATCAATTCGCGCGTACCCGTTGCGCCTGATACCGGCGCAGGGTTCAAATAGCGCAACGTCGTCCAGCCGTTGGCTTCGGCGAACGTTTTGATCTTGAGGAGCATCTGACAATGGGCGACTCCCTCGCTGCCCGTGTTGTCGACAAACCCAACTTCATATGCCATGACAATTCCTACGATGCGAGAATTTTGGATAGTGCGCTTTTATTCGCGCTGAAATAAGCAAACATCTGATTGCGGCCTTGCCGGCTATTCAACCCGGCATTGAAGAAACTCGATGCGTCGGCATGGAAATGCACGTCCGTACCCGCACCCGGCGCACCGACTTGCGTGGAGTTCGACTTGCCGCCGCCATTGAGAATGTTGCGTGGGTTATTCGCTGCAAGCACTTCCTCGTTTTTCTGCAGTACCGTTGCATATTCGTCCGACTTCAAACCGGGAATGCCGCCGGAATGCATGCGTGGCGCTCCAATAAAGGCGAGCGGGCTGATCGGAGACGACATATTGTTGCCCGTACCGACGATGCCGCCCGTATGGCTCTTCGTGACATAGTTCATGATGCCGGAGAAAATCGAACCCCAGATTCCGCCTGCACTGCTGCCTCCGCCGCCTCCGCCTGATCCCTGCGACTTCTGCAGAGCATTGAGGATCGTCTGCTTTACGATGTATTCCGCAATCGACGTCAGGATATCCGCGATAGTATTGAGAATAATGTCGCCGGTAGCCTTCGCCGCGTCCCCCCAAGATTCCATTCCCTTGCCGGCTGAGGCGATTTGAGCAGCAATGTCACCTACGCCCTTCGACACGTCTCCGCTGACGACATTGGCAATTTCCTTCTGCAGATCGCTAATGCTCGGACGCGCGGCATCCGTGACGGCTTTCAGGTTCTTCAACTGAGCGATTTCAAGCTCAAGCCTGGTTGTCATTCCCTCGGTGGCGGTGCCCGCCGCGATCTGTATTTCGATGAACGC